CCAGCCTGCCTCGATGCCACAGCCTGCCTCGATGCCCCAGCCTGCCTCGATGCCTCCGCCTGCCTCGATGCCACAGCCTGCCTCGATGCCCCAGCCTGCCTTGATGCCTTCGCCTGCCTCGATGCCCCAGCCTGCCTTGATGCAACAGCCTGCCTCGATGCCTTTGCCTGCCTTGATGCCACAGCCTGCCTTGATGCCTTCGCCTGCCTCGATGATTCCGGAAACTTCTAGCCGTCCAGCAAAAATGATTGATTTTTTGGTGATCAGATCGCCGTCGACCCTCCGGACATCATCCGTCCTGCCGAATTCGGAAAGCAGCCATGATCCGTAACTGAAATTCTTCTCCGCGCAGCAGTCCAGCAAATCCTGATACTCTACGCCATCCGGATACTTTTCTTCCGGGAATTCTTTCAGAAAATCCCTGTATCCGGCTGCACATGCGCCTTTCTCCCGCAGGAGCTCCTTTGTAATTTTCATTTAATCCTCCTTAAATAATCTTCCTTGCCGAGTGGGGTTTTTCTGTTTGCTGCATAGCCCTTGCCTTTGCGTCTCTGAGCCCTTCGCAACCCTGCCATCGCAACACATTTCAGAACCTTGCATTACTTTGCCTTTGCTAAGCGATACATTGCCTTTGCCTTTGCCTGCCAGAGCAAAGCGTGCGTTACTACGCCGTTTCTCACCTTAACGTTGCAACACCATGCCATTGCGTTTCGTCCCACCGCTCGCCGAGCCCCTGCTCTCTTGCCCGCCGGTGATTCGCCTCAAGGATATATTCAACGTCACTCATCATGTACCTCCACAAATTCCCCGTTCTTAGTGGGTCCATCCTTTAAATGCCGCTCAATCCAAGCATTAAGGTCCTTCGGGAAAACCCAGTAGACAGGTGCTTTCTCGGTTTTTACCGCCTTACCAAACGGGAAAACGCCCTGTTGCAGCCCCAGCCTAAGGACCTCAACGCCGATCTGCATGCCGTTTTCTCGCAGAATCTCTACCGCTTCTTGCGGCGAAATCGTTGCTCGATTTAACATCCTATCTCTCCTTTTCCGTCTGAGTCTCTTTTACAAGACTCAAGGTTCCTTCCGTTTTCTCGGCTTCTGTAGCAGCGAGTCGACCGATACGCCGAAATAGTCGGCAATCGCTTTTACAGTGTCGATGCGAGGGGCAGCGTCCTTCCCTGCCCACTTTCCGATTGTGCCGTTGGCAATGCCGCACGCCTTTTCTACGGTCGCGATGTTCGTCTTATGCTTCTCGCAGAGGCGCTTGACATTCTCATAAATCAAAAAAATCCCTCCAATCTGTACGAATACTACTTGACAGAGATTAGAAGATAGTCTAATATAAGCGTGTCAAGGCAATTAAATATCTTCTGAAAGTCCGTCTTGGTGAGGGGCTTGGTTTTTTGTACCCTTCACACGTCTAAGTATATTAGAGTTTACCCTAAAAGTCAAGAACTATTTTCGCGTTTAGTCTAATTTTTAAGGTGTCGTACATGCTCGATAAAATCAAAGCGCTATGCAAGGAAAAGAAAACTTCTATATCCAAACTGGAAAAACAGCTTGGATTTGGTAATGGTGTCATCGGCAGATGGGATAAGTCTGTTCCGAGCTATGAACGACTCGCCGCAGTTGCTAACGCGCTTGATGTGCCAGTCGCCTACTTGACCGGCGAAACCGATGACCCGTCTGCGGGCATAAAAAAAGAGCGCCCCGCCGATGGCGAAGCGCCCGATCAAGACATGCTTCTTGAAATCGTAAGAGATAGTCAAGATATGTCTTTCCTGCTGAAAGTAATGGATGAAGTAAATAAGAGTATACAAAAATTGCAGTAAGGAGGAACTATGTGCAGTTTACCGCCGTTTGCAGACTTCTTGTCTCAGATCAATATGGATTCCTTTTCTTATGATGTCGCGCGGTTTTCTACGGAGGATTTGAAGAAATCTTCCGATCTGTTTACAAAGGAACAATACGCATTCCTGATGAAGTCATACAATGCTATGGCTCTTGCCCTTCTCCAAAGCTACCATTCATGGCTGAACGAGCAGCTTCAACAATTACATCAATAGGCATACGTACTGGATTTCGCTTTGCACTGTCTCTTATGGAAATCGTCTCCTCTAGAAGTTCGCCCAAAAGCTTATCGCGCATTTTCTCCGCTCTTAACAACTGCGCGAGGCAGTAAACGAAAGCCACGAGCACAGCGAGTATAAGTGCAATCATAATAATTTTCATTTCGTCAGTACCTCCAACTTTCAACATTGACAATGCTTAGGATTCTTTTACATTCTTCGTTCGGAAGCTGTTTGATTTTTTCAATCAGTTCCGTTCTAAGTTCTTCAATGGGCGCAATTTCTTCACCCTTATTATAGCACATATCGTCCTGAATACAAACCATTTTGCGCCCTCCTTCTTCAATCTTCCAAATTTCATCATTTCTTTTTGTGTAATTTTGACCTTGAGACTGTAAAACTCTGGTGGTAAAATTGTTGTATCTTACAAAACCGGGGGTTCGTACCATGCCAAAGGATGTATATTCCGTCAAATGTCCTCGTTGTGGGGAAACGTTTGACGAAAGAATGAAAGAGTGCCCAAACTGCGGGACTTGGAACCGAAAAGTTATCTGCCGCTCTTGTGGCGCGCAGATTAACGCCAGTGAGAAGAAGTGTCCGGCCTGTGGTGCGCGCCGAGCGAAGAAGCAAAACCCGCTCGGGAAAGCGCTTATTGTGGCAATCCCAATCGCCATTATCATTGTGGTTGCCGTCCTTCTGATTCCCCAAAAAGCGCCGAGCAGCACGCAGGCCTCTCCGGCAAGCGCTTCGGTATCCTCACCGACAAGCACGGCAACGGATACGCAAGAAGGAACTTCCACCACATCGATTTCCGCCGAAAAAACGCCCGGTCGCACGATCGAGCTTACCGTTCCCGCTGATTTCCTCGACGAAGGAACGACGCAGGAATCACTTGACGCAGAAGTCAGCAAAGCGGACGGATTTATCTCCGCCAAAATTAACGCCGACGGCTCTGCCACATATGTCATGACGGAATCCAAGCACAACGACCTTATGCAAGAGCTGCGGCAAAACATCGATACCGAGCTTGCAAAAATGGCTGATTCTTCCGACTATCCAAATATCGTTTCTGTCTCCGCTTCCAACGACTACACAGCGTTTACAGTGACGCTTTCCACGGATACTGTTGGCTTACAAGAGTCCATCATGGTTATGGCCTTTTATATGTACGGCGGTATGTACAACGCATTTAACGGAACTCCGGCGGATAACGTATCTGTACAGTTTGTAAATCAGTCTGGAACCGTTCTGGAATCGGCCAATTCCCGCGATATGCAATAAGCGTTCAGTTCGGCAGCGGGCATTGGTTCCACTTCTCCCGTGTCTCGCCTACATCTGAGACGCAAGCAAAGAGCATGGGTGCTCCCTTGATGTAGTCCAGGCTTAGACTGTGGACGTCCTTGAAAAGTGCCCCGTCTACGATGATGTTTACTTTCCCGTTTTCAAAGCGAATATTGATGCTCTGCATTTGGTGTACCTCCATATTTTAGAACGCTTGTTCAATAATTTCAATTTGGAATCTTCCACAAAGAACACCTTGCATTTTCTTCGTCTGGCAAACCTCGTAAGCGGCAATTATGGGACAGACTATTTTGTATAATGGAATGTTTAAGATCGCCCCACCGTCGCTCCCCCGGCGGTGGGGCTTTCTCACGCGCCTGCAACCAGCATAGCAAAACTGGCAGAAATGTCCACCCTCAAATTGGTAAAACCATACCCATAGCAGAAGAATCAGCGAAATATATGTGAAAATGGAGGTATATCATGTCGGCGATTCAGGAACTCGCCCCATATCTTTCTGCATATCAGAGGAACATAAAGCGGGCGAAGGAAGATCAGCATTACACCATTGATAGGCTTGTTGAAGAATCCGGCGTTTCCAGATCGGCTGTGACGAAGCTCTGCGCAGGAACCAGCAAGACCCGAAACTGTACAATTCTGCCGCGCTATGCCGCGTTCTCGGGCTGTCGCTGGATGAGCTGTGTGGGCTTGTCAAACCCGCAGAAAGCCCGGAAGAACTGACCGAGCAGATTCATCATGTCGAGATCGAAAACGCCAAGCTGGCGGCAACAACAGCCGCGCAGAGCGCACAGATAAGGTCTACACATACAATGTGTTACGTTCTCGCCCTGTTTTGTATGCTGCTCTCCTTTTCTCTGATTGCCTGCCTTGTGACGGATGCGCAGAGTCGGAACACAGGTTTTATTCGCGGCGGAGATTTGTCCGTGGCTGCATGGGTGTGCATCGCCCTGATTGCAGGCTCAGCGCTGGCTTCAGCGATTACTTTCTATGCAATCCGAAAAGAACGTGGAGGAAAACATGGAGTGCATCAAGTGTAAAAAAGAAATTCCTGACGGCTCGGCGTTCTGCTGCTGGTGTGGGAAACAGCAGCAAGCGCCACAACGAAAGGCTTTGAAGCGTGCAAACGGTACGGGGACAGTTTACAAGCTGCAAGGCAGGCGTACGCGCCCGTGGGTAGCCGCAAAAGGAAAAACCATAATTGGATACTACGATAAAAAAACAGCCGCCCTCGACGCGCTGGCGCGGCTACAAGGGCGGAGTATCGACGAAATATATAACTGGACCTTCAAGCAGGTTTACGAAGCATGGAAGGATGAACACTTCCGCGATATCGGCGCGAAGGGAATAGAGTCTTACGAACGCGCATATGACGTTTTTGAACCATTGCATGACAGAAAATTTCGCGAACTGCGGACCGCTGATTACCAGATTGTCATAGACAAGTACAGCGATAAGTCCCACTCGCTACTGTCGAAGTTCAAGCAACTTGCAACGCAGATGTCACAATGGGGAATCCGTCAGGAACTCATAACGACAAACTTCGCTTCGTTCATTAAACTGCCCGAGAATGTGAAGAAAGAAAAAGAAATCTTCTCAGAAGAGGATATTCAGAAGCTCGAAGCGGACGGTTCCCAGACAGCCAAACTCGCCCTGATGATGGTCTATACCGGTATGCGAATCGGCGAGCTGTTCGGACTGAGAACCGAAAATGTCCATGAAACCTACGTGATCGGCGGGGAAAAGACAGAAGCAGGCAGGAACAGGATAATCCCAATCCGCTCCGAAGGGCGTAAATATTTTGCAGAATTCAAAGAGCGTGCAAAAGGCGAACTTCTGATCTCTGGGTATGCCGGGCAAAAAGTCATTGCAAATTTTCGCAAGCGTGACTACTACCCGCTTTTGGAGCGACTCGGAATCTCCAAGAAAACACCACACGCAACAAGGCACACATTCGCAAGCTGGGCTGTAGCAAACAATATCAAGCCGGAACTCCTGCAAAAAATGCTCGGTCATGCAGACTATTCCACGACCGCAAACATCTATGAACACTTTGACATTGACCAACTTGTGAATGCGATAGATGCGCCTGTTACTAACACGTTACTAGCAAATCAAAAATCAGCGAAAAAGAAAAAACCCTGAAACCTTTGAGATTTCAGGGCTTTTTTGGTGGAGACTAATGGACTCGAACCATCGACCTCCTGCGTGTGAAGTAGACCTTCTGAAATTTCCTAAACTTTTTAAGCATGTTTTCAGACGTTTTGAGAAGTTTTCAAATTGGATATTAAATCTCAGACGTTTTCAGATTTTTTCAGATTTTTTCGGTTACTAACAAATAGCTAACACAGTTACTAACACTAGACACGTTTTATCTTCTGCATAACAGAGTTATAAACCTTGCTGTTTACCATCGCCAGTGTATCCATGAGTTCATCAACGACCGCCCATGCCTTCGCTGGGTCTTTCCCGGCTACTGCAAGCAAAAACTCACTGTCCCCGTACTCGCCCACGGTAGCCGGTTCTGCAGTCACAGGGGCGGGAGCGCCAGAGTAGTAACCCACAAACTTATCTCTGGCATTCTCCGCTCCCTGCATCTTGTCGCGTATCACATATAGGTTCGCCAGCTTGGCATAATTGGGATAGCTGGATTCTTCGTATTCCAGCCGTGCTATTTCCTTTCGGATTTCGGCTTCATCCAGCATGTCTTTCCCTCCTTATGCTCTGTCAATCTGCTCCATGCAGCGCCGGATAGCCTCGCGCGTTTTATCATCGTCCGCGTCGCTCATCATGTCTTCCAGCGTCGAGCGCATATGTTCCCGAGCATCTGTCCGGCTGTATCGCCCCATAGAATCGCGACGCCTGCCACGGTAGGAGCTTCCGCGCCCATACGTGCCGCGCATATCGGCTTCCCACTCGCCATCTCGGGAATAGCCGCCATCCTCAAGCATTTCGATTTTGTAGGTGTTCTTGATGGAGCTTGTCAGCTTCTGGATTGCGTCCAAGTCACCGGCGGACATTTCGCGCTTGTCGGCGATTTCGTCCAGCTCTTTACAGAGCATTTCCCGAAGGTTTCTCAAATCGTACATATTCCTTCCTCCCTTCACGATACGCGCTCGATGATCATATTGCTATTTGCGAAACTGACCGCCTGTGCGCTGGTGTTCTTTGCTGCTACAGTCAGGCAGCAGCCGCGCGGAACTTCTACGAATGTTGAAACGTAGATGTTGAAATAGTTCTCTACAGCAGCTGGCGTCACGATCGCTGTGGCGCTGTTCAAAGCCTCCCCGTTGATGGCGAGCGCAGCGGTAATAGCTCCGACTGTTCCGCCTGTAGGAACAGCGATATTCGCGCCAAAAGATACGCGGAACTTCGCCTTACACTGCTGCGTAAGCCCACGAAGCGTAACAATTCCGCTTCCGTCACGGTGTACGATACACGGTTTGCCACAAGCCGACGTGGAAATTAGAGGGACGTTCTGCCCAGCGGCAACAGTTTGAATCCCGGATGATGTAAATTCAGCCATAAAATCATTCCTTTCTGCCTCGAATTCGAGGCAATTAAAATAGCGGCGGGGCAATCGTCCCGCCGCGTTTCTCGAGTATCGGCAAGGAACCGATCATTTTCGTGATTCCACGAAAAAGCTCTACGTTATGGAGTTAAGCGCAGTTGCCACAGCCGTAGTTATAGCCGCTATTGCAGCCTGCAAACTGGTACGGAGCCGGTACCGCGAACGACGGGACCGGGCGCGGGTTGTAATACGCCAGCTGCCCACTTACGTAGGACTTGAGCGTGTCGTTCTGCGCCGCCTGAGAAGCCGCCAGCTGCGCCGCAAAGAGCTGCTGGTTCTGCTCGGCAATCTTCGCGTCCTTTGCAGCCAGTTCCTGCGCCGTCAATCTCTGGTCAATGCTGCGGAAGCCGCAGTTCATCGCGTCGATGATGTCGCGAGTGCTGTTCTGCACGGTGTTGCGGGTGTCGCATGCCTGCGTCGCCATGTCGTAGCGCACCTGGGCGATTGCAGCGCGGTTTTCACAGCAGCACTCCTGTGCCTGCATCGCCATGTTGTTCAGCTGCTGCATCAAGGCTGCCTGCTGGTTGCAGCGGGAAAGCTCCGCATTACCGAACCCCGTAAGTAGGGAGTTGTTCACGGCATAGAAGCCATCGCACAGCCCGCCGTTGATGAGGTCCATCTTGCGTTCGATGTTTGCGAAGTCGGAAGCCAGAACATAGCCGTCAACTACTCCGCCGGAATTGCCGCGGTTATTGCCGAAGCCATTACCGCCCCAGCCACAGAACAGGGCGAGGAACAGGATAATGAACCACCACCCGCCATCGCCTCCGAATCCGCCCCAGCCGCCGGAGCTGCCGGAAGGGGATACGTTCATGGTCGGCTGAATGCCGCCATCAGAAAGACTCATAATCATTTCTCCTTTCGTAGATTTTGAAATTTATCTCAATCGTGCGCACGAATTGAAATCTTAATTATCCAAGAAGCTGTTGAAACTGGCTTGCCGCCTGTTGTAGCTGGTTCAACTGCTGCTGCGAGATTTTCCCAGACTGTACCAGCTTCTCAACCTCCGCCCTCGGGTCGCCCTGAAAGCTCTGCTTGAACTGCTGAAACTGCCGCACCATATTTTGAAACTGCCCCATAGCCCCGGGCATTTGCCCGCCGCCGAGTGCATTAAACAGTGGATTCATTTTCTGCCTCCTTCACCTTTCTAACGGGCTTGACGCTCAGAGCTGCAACCTTTGCCGCCAGTTCGTCAAAGTCCTTGCGGGTCACGTATTCCACCGTAGGCACTGTTTGCGGCGCTGCGGGGCTCGCGGGGGCTGTAGAGCGCTCTACAAGGTCATACGTTGTCATTGCTGGTTTACCGCTTGCGTCGGCTTTCTTCACATACACAATCGGCGCATTCATGTCCCAGAGCGTGACGGCGTTATTCGGCGCGACGATAAATTCGTTTGCCGCCTTTTCGTTCGGAACCCATATGATGGACTGTCCCCCGCTCGGCTGTTGTGGCTGAGATTGCGGAGTCGGATACTGCATCGACGGCGCAGGCTGATACTGCTGTCGCATCATTGGTTCCTGCATCATGGGCGGCTGATTGTAAATCGGCTGCTGATACACATAAGGCTGTTGTCCGAACATCATTTATCCTCCTTTTCCCAGTAGAACAGCGGGATTTCTTTACCGGAATCCCAGCTATCGAAATACTTTCCGTCCTCTACACACACGACGTGGCTTGATAAGGCGAGTACATGCACGCCGCGCGGATGGTCTCTTGCGAATTCCTCGACCGTATAGCAGTCCGGGCATGTGTTCGGAACAACGTTCCGGGTAAATCCCTGTTGCCGGAGGTACGCGCCCCAGACACTGTTTGCCGACGGCATGTCGCCCATTTTCAACCCCTGCAGGCAAAGTCCGACGTATGTTTCATCCCAGCTCTTGCCCGTCGCCTTTGAAATTGCCCGGACGGTACAGTCCCCAACTTGTTTTCCTTCCGGGTTTGGATTGAAATAAGAAAAGCCCATGCCGAACACTCCTTTGATGTGTCCAGTATGGGCTTTTTCGTATTTTCGTGTGCCTCAGTTGTGCATCACTTAGCTATACAGTTTGCTCGACGTGTCTCTCATGCGCTGCATAATCCCAGGGAGGCGTCTTTGCACCGTCGCCCTGCCAAGATACAGTTCCGTCGCAACGTCCACTTGTGGAAGCTTATCCACAAAGTAGAGCTGCGCAATCTTTTCGTCTTCCCGACCAAGATTCGCCTGATGAATGACCGCTTCCATGTCCCGGCGCATCAGTCCGCCAAGCTCCGGCGGTAATTTGCATCTGGCTTGTGGAGCCATAGCCCCGCCCCCTTACTTCATCGCCTTTGCGAGCTTTTTGAGAAGATCGTCGCCGTACTTATAGGCGGCGAGATAATCAATCGTGCTGTCTGTAAGACCGGCTTTCTGCCGGATGGTCTTCTTTGCCTCCTCAACGGCTTCATCGATCTTCATGGTATCGTATTCCACCCACGGGAGCTTCCCGTGCTTCTGCCACTTGCGGGCGTGGTAGCCTGCTTTCGTGCCGATGTTCTGGACGGCGGTGATCTGTGCGCCGTTGTCCCAGATCGGGGTGCATTCGACCGCCAGACCGTCACCGATGTACATGCCCCAGTGCCCGGGCATCCAGAGACCTTCGCCGGGAATCAGCTTGTCCCAGCCGGTCGTGGACACGTCCTTGCACTTTGCAATCATGCCGTCGGCGGAGACATCCGGCACGCTGTTCGAGGCGTATCTTGCGCCGCCGTAGTAGGCGTTTTTGTTGCCGTTCCAGCCCCAGAGAATGCCCTTCGTGAGGTTCACGCAGTCAAAGCCATAGACAACTTTTCCGATGAGGCTGCGCAGATATGTGACTCTGCCGCCGGTGTACCAGTCCGGGTACTGGTGCGACTTCTCGTCAATGATGTTTTCACCGACCGGCGCGCCGAAGCAGCCCCACATGTAGACGGTCTTGTAGTTCTTCGCGACGTCAATGTGCCTGCGCACAAGCTCGGATGCTTTCATCATTTCTGTTCGCCCTCCTGCGGCGTACCCGCACTGTCAAGCACATCCTGCGTCTTCTGGGACTGGGTTCCAAAATAAAACGCAATGATGACCGCATAAATGGTCATAAAGTCCTGGCTGATCTTTCCGACGACCGCCATATAAGCGAACACGCAGGTCAGAATCATCGTGACCAGGCTCTTGACGCTCAGCAGATTGCCGAGCCGCTTTTTGATGTTTTCCATATGTACCCCTTTCATTCTACCGGTTCGTTCTTTTTTGCGAATATTCTCTTGCATGCCAGCAAGCCAAGCTCTGAGACTGCTGCGCCTCCGGCGTAGCCGAGTACGTCAGACAGGTCGACCGACGTACCCAACTCCGGGTTGTGTCCAACTGCGATAAGGACAGCGATGGTTTTCAGCGCGCACGCCCAGATCAGCACCATTGTCAGAAGCCGAAGAAGGTAAATGACGATGGTGCGCGCCATCTCGCCTTTGCTCCACTTGCCTTTTACCCGCATATTTTCCTCCCAATTTATTGCGCACTGCTATGTCCGCACTGCGCCTCCAGCTGGTGCAGGAATTTTTTCACGTCGCCGTTCCCGCCCATCTTTTTATACTTCTCTCCGGCGATCAGGCGCTCTGCCATTGGCATTTCCTCCGACATGATGGTCAGGCGGAGAATTGCGAGATACTGCTCGTTCTGATGTGTCTGCATCTTGTCGAGCTTTTTGTCGATCTCTGCAAGGTGCGCCTCCTGCGTCGTGGTCTTCCCGCGCTTTTTCTGTATCGCGCTGACGGCGGCATTGACGACCGCCGTCAGCGCGGACGAGCCGAGCACGGCGCAGACGAGGGTAACGATGATGGTCTTGGTGTCCATGTGTTCTCCTTTCTCGCCCTCTGGCGGCTGTTATTCCTGTTCTTCCCAGTCAGCCGGATATTCCGTCGGGCTGAAATCCGTGCCGCGCTTACTGACGTAATACTTGCCGCCAAACACGCACCACTCGCCGACCTTGTAAATGTCTGTCGCGTTGTTGGGCTTGACCCATGCGCGCGCCGTCTGCCTCGTCGTGCCGTGATACGGAATATTAAACGTCGCCCAGGCAGTTTCGCCTGGCGCGATGTCCGGGTGTTTGGCGTTGTCATACGCCGCGCGAACCTTCCACGGGTCGCCGTCCAGAAGGAAGATTTCGTCGGTCTTGTGTACGCCCGCCTCCCACTCCGGATAGAGCGCCGAACACATAATGATTTCATCCGCCGTTGTGGGCTGCTTGCCCGCCATGAGAAGCCTGACCGCATTTGCCGTGGAAACGGTCAAGCCGTATTCAGCCGGTGTCACCACGACCGGCTGCGGCTCCGGCAGCTGGATATTCGTCAGAAGCCAGCTGCCGTCTTTGATGTCCTGCCGGAGATAATCGATCGGTACGAACGTCCGCAGCTCGAAGCCGTTGTCCGCGAAGACCACGACGGGACCGGTCAGCGTCGTCACCCCCGAAAGAGAATCGCCCGTAAACCGGACCGAGCCGGAGGTGCTGTATACCCGGACGTTCGCGTAGGTTTGATTGTTGTGTGTGATGTACATAAATAGCCCCCTAAATCAATTTTCCGTGATGGTGCAGGTCGGTGTCCACACAACGTTGCCGTTTCCGTCATATGTTTTCTTTTGTTCGAATAAAATGCGTGTGCTTGTTGTGGCTACAAATTCGTAAGTACCTTCTTTTTCGTGTGATACAGTTACACCGTTCAAAACAACGTTGCCGCGGCTGTTTCGTGCCTTATATGATATGGTGATCGGAACTTTACTTCCAGAATGAAACGTCAGTGCTGCAGCATCCGTTAGTTTTTCGCCGTTAACTACGGCATACATGGAATAGGTACTGCTGTAAGAAACAGGGACGCTCAGAATTACCATGAATTTGCTGGGAAGTCCCCTTCGTAAAAACATTCCCATTGATGCACCCCCCTAGAAGCAGAAGCAAAATGGCACGCCAAGCGCAGCGCCGCCCCGGATAGTTCCCTTAGTGCCGGCGGATGATACGAAGATAAAATTTGTGGTGCCGTTTATAGACGGGGAACGTGTCCACCATCTGGATTCCGCGCCGTCTAGCATTTTTATTTTGCTTCCGTTTTCTTTGTAATACTGATATTGTTTACCTTCGCCTGGCGCGGAAGAATCAACATCACCAAACACTTCCACATCGCTTGGAAAAAACAGTTTGTCTGCCGTTGTTACGATGGTGGTGCTTTTGTTGCCCGCAGATGTCAGTTTATTCACATTCTGGATGCCATTTTGCACTTCCAGCGGCAATTGAAACAAGATGGCAGGAAGATGTGTTTGCCGCATGGCGCAGCCAGCCCAACCGTTTCTGTTTGTGTTGCTGCCCTCCATTTCGTTTTTTCCGTAGCAGTCGTGCAACTGGAAGGTAAACGGGGCTTTGCCGAAGCCATCGGAATAGTCGTCGTGATTGATACCGATAATGTCAACCAGATAGTCCGTGGAGCCAATCATCATCGCCTTCTGATCTCCAATCTTCCACGTTGAGGGGACAACCTTTTTCTGGCAGATAGCAATGATCTGTTCCCAGGTATTATCCGAAAAATTTGCCTCATATGAAGGCTTAATTCCAGTAAACCATCTCGGGCTCCTTCCACTCATCCGAACACCACCACCTTCACAGGGATATTCACCGTCGGTGCTTTGCCGATACACTGCGCGGTCAGAGAGTTCACGCCCGTCTTGTAGTTGTGAATCAAAGCGAAGCCCTCCAAAAGCGCCGCATCCGCGTCCGGGTCCGTGCCTGAGAGAGCAACGTCCCACTGCGGGTCAACGTCATAGGCAGCTTTCAGCCCCGTGATCGTGATCGTCTGCGCCTGGTAGCCGTATGCATCTGCAGCCCAGCCCGAGGCAAGCAGCGTGCCGGTGTACTGTTTTATGTTCATAGGCTCATACACTCCTGTAATCAGCTCGCCCGCCGCGTTATGCGCCGTCATCCCCTTGAGAAGCGTCTCCGGCGTTACGGTGTCGGCGGTCAGGTCAAGCTTGACTTCGCCGTTAAGGGCGACTTTGTTGACTGCCATCTCAGCCTCCGATCTGGAGCGTCTGCCCTCCTGCAGCGTTGTCGGTGTAGGTGACGGGAATCGCCGCGACAGTCACCTGCGACAGATAGTCATACGTCTCATCCGGCGTGACGACCTGCTCGGCAAAGCTCGGCGTGACGTTCTTGTTTGCCTGTGCCTTTACCGCCTCGCCGCCGTAGCTGCCCACCACGCCGAGAAGGGACACGCCGGCTTTGATATTGCCGGGGATAAGCTTTGCCTTCTCTGTGGGCTTGATGCGCGACTTGCCGGAGCCGTCGTGGAAGCCCATTGCAATTGTCGGCTCGTCTTCCGCATCGGCAATCTCGAGCGTCTTTGCGCCGTTGTCCGGCATGGTGCCGGTCAGCTTCGAGCCGCGCGCGTAGAATGTCTTGCCCTTCAGAACCTCCGCAACCGCAGCGTCCGCGTCCTGCGAGTTGACGTCAAACTCGTTCGTGCCGGTGATCGGCGCGCCGGACTTGTCGTGCGCGGTGACCCCCTTTTTGAGATCACTCGCGACAATGGTGTCGCCCGACAGATCGAGCTTTACCTCCGTGCCGACGATCAGTTTGTTTACATACTTGTTTGCCATATGCTCACTCCTAACTGTTCATATACTCGTCGCCCATGATGAGCGTCAGCCCACCTGCGGCGTTGGATACTTCATACTGCGGGATTTTTGCGACGTTTACGTCGCGGGACAAAAGCCGGTTTCTGGTCGGCAGCACCACCGGTTCGTAAGTCTTCGGCGTCACATCGTACTCGCCCTCATACGGCTTGCTGTCTCCCGTGTAAACCACCTTCGCCGGGGCGATCTTCATCTTGATCTCCGGCTGGGAAAGCGTCATTTTAATCATAGCCAGCCTCCTTCAAGAACTTTTTTGCGTCCGTCTGCACGATTTCAGCCGCCATCGGGTTTCCGTCGCCATCCGTTAAGGCAAGCTGTAGCCTTACTGTGCTTGCTTGCAACCGCATTGCGTCTGCATACGGGATTTTTACAAGCAGGTGCGTTTCGTCGACTACTGTAGGTTCGTACTGGAAGAAGGAACACCCCTGTCTCACATAGAACTCAATCTTCGTCGCTTTCGTCAGGTCAGTTCCCTCAACTTCCACCGATAAAGCGTTCGCGATTTTCTGAAACACTTAATCACCCCCAGCCTGTGCTTCAAAAACATCCAGCTCGTTCTTCGCCTTGATAAACGTCGTCGTGTCGTCCGACAGGGAAATCGTTGGCAGCAGACGTACATCCGTCGAGTAGTCGTGGTATGAGATCAGTCCCCCTCCGGATGCCAAAACGGTATCCCCATCTGCCGATAAATCATGTGCGTAAGCGCCAGCAGGAAGCGCGGCAATGTTCCATCCTAAACTTGGGTCGCTGGTTGTCTCTAATTTGATGTTTGTTCCACCAAGTGCAAGAAGTCTTTCTGTTGCAAGCAGAGCGGAATTTACGTTGTCTATCGAATGTATCCCGGCTGTCCCCTCTGATACCCAATCCGTAAGGTTGCTGGAACTCATCACACCCGTTCCGCCGTCTACTGCAACCCAGTATCTTCCTGAATAATAAACGACAGATGTAGCATTTTGGTTGAGCGATTCCGTAGCACCGACTAAGCCTTTACTTGTCCACGAACCAATAGGCACCGTAGAAGCCCACACAGCAGCTTTCAATTTTTGGTTGGAAGCAGAGCTTCCGACAACTGCGAGCCACTGTCCATTCACATGGCTCAGTCTGCTAACACATGCGAAAGGATATTGGAAGATCAGTTTTGCCGTCCACTCTGTTGCATTCTGAGGGTCGTCCGTATAAAAAATGTAACGTGCTGTCGGAAATGCCCAGTACGTTCCGTCTGTAGCCAATCCTTTGATATTGGGGCGCCAATCTGCTATGTTTGACTGCCAACCAGTATATGACGCCGTTTTTCTTGTCCACGCGATTCCATCCTTTGAAGATAGCACTTGAATCTTACTTATTGATGAAATAGTGTTGTGAAATTGGTAATCGCCCCTTGTATCAAAAACGGCTACCAAAAGATCATCTGAAGCCACCATTTGGACAGGTGCGCCTCCACTGTGCGCTCCGCTGCTAGGTAACGACTCAGAAACAGATACCGTTTCTGTGTGTACAACCGTGTATGGTCCTGTTGCCTGTTCCGATGCCGCAACGCTTAATGTGTACACATATTGTGCGCTTCCGGAGTTCTTAGTGTAATAGCAGCCAGCAACGTAAAACTTGCCATTGAACTTCACGACCCGTGACATTTCTTGAAAGTTCGGAGCCGTTCCGACTGTTATCCCGTCCCATGTGACTTCTCCGACCGTATTTCGTAGAATCTGGCACAGCGTCGGATATTCCGCAAACGTCACCTGAGAGCCGTCGCACGGGAGCCACGCGTCGCCCAGACTCAGCGCCGGAGAGGTCTTCACCGTCCCAATGGGTTCTATCCTGTCCGGCATATGCCGCAATGCGTCGTCCACGAAGGGATTAGACACCGGAAGCCGGAGAAAGCGCCCCGTGGAGTCCTGAAGCATTGTGCGTGTATTGAACGGCGTGCCGGTATCGTCCGGGTCGTCGGCACGCGTCATGTCGTAAGTATCTGTCTGTCCGGCAACGGGCTTGAGATTTACCCGCCCCGGAAATTTTGGAGTTCGGTCTTTCATGTTATCCCCCCATGTCTCCTGCGTATAGTTCCGCGTCGGCATAAATCCAGCCGACCTCCCGGCTCTCCAACACGTCATCTACAGCGATGATCGTCTTTTCAATGTTGTTCGCGCCTTCCCAGTCTAGGTCGTTGATCTTTGCCGGAGGGCGCGGGGCAGGATTGACAACTGCGTCGTATACGGCGTTCGCGGATTCGATATAAGCGTCCATAACGTCTTTGTCGAGCACTTCGTCAGAACCGTAATCTTCCCGCACTTCTGCCGGAACGTCGATACAGTGCGTTCTTAGCCGATCACGGATGGTGATAAGCGCCGTGCCGACGCGGTTCAGGTCAGACGCTTTGTAAGAGCCTTTCAAGCCAGCTTCAAAGTCTGCCTTTTCCTGTTCCGTGAAGTCGCTCCACAGCTTCTTGTAAAGCTTCTCAGCATAGGAAGCGTCTGCCTGTGTCCGGTCGGTGATTAAGGTTTTCATAATTCTCATGCAGAAGCCCCCGTTCCGACGATGTCGCACTCAGCCGCCGCGATGCCGCTCAGTTTGATGGTCATGCTTGTTATCGTCCCGGTAATGTGGTCATCCCACGGAGTTGTGGTGTCTACATAGTCACCGGGAAGCTCCTCGTCCATGACGATCTGAACGCTGTGCGTCTGCCGCCGCATATAATAGTCAAAGACGTGCTGTGTCACCGCTGCAACATTCGTGGAGTTGACAAGCGTCGCGTCTTTGACCTCGATGACGTTTGGCTTCGTGGATGCCGTAATGTTCGGGTTCTGTTTTACCGTGACCGCCGTCGTGTGGAAATACTTTTTCCCGCCGGCTTCAATCGTATCGCTTCCGCTTCCGGACGTGCTGTACGTGTGCGCGGTAACTCTTACCTCTGTCACGATGGCAGACTGGCTGACCTCTCCGCCGACGTAGAGCCGGTTCATAGGAATCTCCGTCGGTGTTTCCTCAGACAGTCTCCATACCTTCACGTTTCCTGTTCCGCTGGTGTCCACCACAGCTCGAAGCGCAAACGCCACCTGCTGCAAAGCTTCCCTTCGCGTGCAATCAGGAATGTATCCTGTCAGTTTCTCGGTCTGTAGTTCCTCCGAAAGCTCCAAGACGAAATACCCGCCGAGGATGCTTTCTAAAACCGTTTTCGCATTGGCGTTGGAATAAACAACAGCCGGGAATGGGTCTTCGTCCAAAATTCCCAAAGCGTCAATGCAGGAAACGTTGTATACGTTTTTGCTTACGCGGGTAGATTCGTCGATGTAAAACGTGCCGATTTTCGTCTTTCCGTTGTACGCATAAACGGGCTGCTTCTCTTGGAAAATAAAATCAATATCTTCCATGCTGTCCAGCGTGAAATCCAGCGTGTTAATCGCCAGCTCGTCGGATATGATGTTCAATTCCTCGGTCGCCTCAACGCTCCGAAGCTCCTGCCGCTCGAACTCTCGAACGACGCCGAAAAGAATCAGGGATATCTTGATCGGTCGGTTTGGTAGATTCGTTTTGTTGAACTGAATCTTGATTTTGTTATACAGTTCCACAGTTTTCTCGCAGAAGTAATTTCCGGAGTTTGGAAAGAACTTCTGCGCGGCAAGCTCCGTGCTCCCGTTGTACCACGAAAGATCGAGGTCGCTGCAATAGTCTCCGGTTTCCCCGTCAAATTTGAAGTAGATGCCGAGGGACGTAAACTGTCCGTCAAGGGATATCTCAATGGTAGGCGGTGTTTGGAACGTACAGTCTGCACCGCTCCGAGGTGTCGACCAGAAGCCGACCGGCTCAGATTTTGGCTTGAGCTTTCGCGTTCCGTTCAGCACCCATTGATTCTGCTCCGTCGTTGCCACTGGCCCCTCGAACGCCCCGAAGGGCAGAAGCGAGGTTTTTGAAATACCCATAGCCTCGCTTGCTGTCACACTCGCAGCCGCCGCAGAACCAACCGCAACGTCTTCATACACAACTTTTACACTCATAGCGGCGTCCTCTTCGGCTTCATTGCGACAAAATTAAATGTAAGGTTGCCCCATTCGTTCTTCTGTCCGTAAGCCGTTAACAGTTCATCGTCTCCGTTTGCAACATACGCATCGAAGGTCAATGTCCCTTGTGCATACGGAACGGTGAGGGAATGGCTGTCTACAGGTGCGGAGATTGCTTCATAGAACCTGTCGTATTCCGCCGGGTCAGTTCCAACCGGGTCAAGCTCCACGCTGTAGTTGTAAAACGTACCGATGATGTCGCGCACCATCGCGCCGGTCATCACGCGCCCCGCATTATCGCCGTCCAGAACCGCAAAAGAGCGTTTCAGACTGGTTACATGCAGATTCGGATACGCCGTGCCGTCGAGGGTCAAAACACTCGTCATGCTTTCACCCCCGCCAACCTTACGCCTACACGCTGCGTCTCTTCGTTGTTCGCCTTATAGACAGCCCGTGCAAACTCTCTGCCGTTGAGCTGCAAGATGATTGTCTGCGACCGTCCGCCGGATTCGTTCATCGCCTGTTTGAATGCCTGCACCATTGTCTCAAGCGGCGTTTCGATGTTCGTTCCGCTCTTCTGGTCGCCCAGCACCGCCATAAACTCCCGGTTCGGCGGGATGACCGCGCCTTCTGCCAGTCTCGGGAGTGCTACTTTACTCACCGGTGGGATATTAAAGCCAAACGATTTGCCACCGATAACCGGCACCCAATCCGGAATATCAATGTGAATTTTATTCAAGCAGGAAATGAGGAAGTTAATTCCATCAATGATTCCGTTAATTGCCGCTTCGAACACGCCGATAAAACCGTTTAAGGCATTCTTTGCAAGGTTTGCCCACCATTCCGCCGTAAACACGGGCGCAATGTTTTTATCCCAGAAGCTTTTTACCGCTGCCCAACAGGATTTGATTTTGTCTATAATGAAATTCCAATTTGGGGCAATCGCCGCTGCAAGACTTGCACCGCCTGCCGCCAGCAACCCAAGACCAAGAGGAATTCCGGCACCTGTAAACAGGAGAACCGCGCCAAGCACAAGCAAAGATACGCCAAGTAAAGCAGTTATTACGCCGAGCGGACCGCGCAGTTTGCTTTGAATCGTGTCCCAGTTTGCCGTGATTGCTGCCCTCAATCCAACTGCCCCCGCTGCCATTAGAGCAATACCGAGTGGAATATTTGCGCCGGAAAACGCTAACACAGCGCCCAATGCAAGCAATGCCGCGCTTACAAGCGCTGTTACAACTCCTATTGGTCCTTGCAATGCCTGTTTAATGCTGCCCCAGTTAATTGCTACAACAGCTGCAAGTCCAACAGCACCCGCCGCCATTAGTGCGATGCCAAGCGGTAAATTTGCACCGGAAAACGTGAGAATCGCGCCAATGACGAGCAGCGCCGCACTCACAACTGCCATGATTTCGTAAACATTTTCCTGAACAAACTTTTTAACAGCGCCCCAGTTGATCGCAGCGGCTGCGGCAAGCCCAGCTACGCCCGCTATCATAAGCCCTATGCCAAGAGGCACATTTGCCCCGGTAAACGTCAAAATTGCGCCAATTACCAGCAGTGCACCGCTTACGATTAGCGTCAGTTCCGTGATAACCGCCTTTAGTTCTGCGACTGGTCCTTCCCAATTAGCGGCTGCTACAGCTGCAAGCCCAATAGCGCCCGCGATAATCAGTCCTAAACCGAGAGGAACGTTTGCACCGCTGAATAGCAAAATGGCGCCAAGTGCCAAAAGCGCCGCGCTCACAATGGCTGTGATTTTACCGATCTGCCCTTGCAGCAGTTCAGCGATTCCGCCCCAATTTTCCGTCACAGCATCGTAGATTGCCAACGCTCCAATTGCCATCAACGCAAGCCCGAGCGGAATGTTCGCGCCGGAGAATGTCAAGATTGCACCAAGCGCCAAAAGCCCTGCACCAAGAAACAGTTCCGTAATCGCGGTGATCTGGTCTTTGATTTTAGATGCGAAATTCGGTGCAATCTCACCAGACGCGCCAGCACCTCCGATGCCGCCCGCGCTTTCGTCCGAATTGCTCGACAGCTGATTGATTTCGTCAAAGCTTGCCATCGACTTCCCAGCTTTTTTCGCCGCGCTCCCGACGCCTTCTAACGCCTCTTGCTCGTCATATAGAGACTTTGCAGCCGCTGCCGACTTTTCGTAAGTCGTTCCAAAAATCTTAGACACGATCCTAGCCAGCAATGTTATAATGCGAGTCAGTACGTTAGCGAGCGTTATAAACGCCGGAATTACGACTTGAAGAATCGGTTGCGCCAGCGTCAGCAACGCGCCTTTCAGTCTTGCGACCGCAGCCCGTGCCTCCTCATTTTTCATGATTGTTTTCCCGAGCCAAGTCCGTAAACTTTGCAGTGCCCGAGTAATCAGGCTGAAAACAAGAACGCGCTTAAAAAGCCCGGAAACACGCTTACTGAACGCGTTCATGCTGTCGGAAACCTTCTTCGCGGCGGTCTCCATTCGCTCTGTCGCGCCGCTTGCGTTTGTGATTTGCTCCGTGAGTTCTCCGGCTTTTTGCTTCGCAGCGTCCAAAGCAGAAGTCTGCGCGATCACTTTGTCCGTGATTTTTGCATATTTCCCGTCCAAACTCTCAACGATCTTGTCTTGATCTTTTAAGATTGATTCCTGCTCTTTGATTTGCGCCGCGACTTCCGTCTGCCGTCCGTATGCTGTGATATAAGCCTCCGGAGACGCAGACACCTCACCGGACGTGATCTGCCGAAGCCGCGCGGATTCAGCCCGCAACGATTTCAGCGCATTTTCTGCCTGTTTTGCAGATTCTTTCGCTGCGTCAAGCTGAGATTTCAAGCCACTCTGCTCTCCGGTGCTTTTTTTCAGCTCGGCTTCCATTTTGTCGATTTTCGCCGTCAGTTTATCAAGATCCTTCTGCGCGTTTTTTGCGTCGACCTCCGCTTGAACAACGATTCTTCCATCTGCCATTTTCTCACCACCTTATTTTGAAATGCCCCATGCGGCTAGAACGTCCTTTTCGGACTCTGTATACGTCGTTTTCAGATCGATAATATCCCTGTTTTTCCGGTAGAATTCCCTGTCCTGTTTATCCAGAGACTTCCCGTGCGCTTTTTTATCGCGTATGCGGACGACTTGAGCAAAGAGACAGTCACCGATCTCCTGATAGAAGCTCAGAAACGAGTACCAGTGTAGATATTCCAGCGCCCGCACCTCACACCCGGCAATCCGGTTGATCGGAGCAATAATGATGTCAAAATCCTGTTCCCACGACATCAATGCAGGTTCGTGTTTCTTCTCTTTCCGATCTTGCCCCCGGTCAATAAACCGGAAGCATTGATTTAGGGCCTCCTGATAGTCTCCTGGAGGCATTTCGTCGAAACCGGGATAAAAAATCTCTAGTGCCGCCTCGGTCTTGAGATGGTCATCCAACTCGTTATCGGTAAGAGCGGTGAGGATATCCAACACCGCTCTATAGTCCGACCGAATTCCGTATTCTGTTCCGTTTACATCAACCGAGGTCGGCAGCGACCAGATTACTTTTTCCATCGCTCCGTATACTTCTTGATTCTCGGGTCAGTAAGTTTCTTCTGGCGGGAGAACGTCGTATCGATCTGATCAATGACGGCAAGCATCAGATTGCACCAGACAGGAAGACCGTCGGCCATTGCATAGACGTTCATCGTGCCAAACAGGGGCGCGCAGATCGGCTTCCCGAAGAGTCCATCCAGCATGTCGCGCATTTCTTGGTCTCTACGGCGCGCAATCTCAAAAATTTCCTTTTTATCTGCGCAGCGCTCAACTTCTGCCTTGTACGCGTCCTGCTTTTTGTCCAGTTCTTCAAACGTGTTGTAGATTTTCTCTACAACTTCGCTGTCCGTAGGGTTGAATTCAATCGTCACAGCGTCGTTGATGTTAAACGCCACTACGCCGGTGTCAAATCTGATTTCTGCCATCTATCGTCCCTCCTTATGCCGCGTCCGGCGTAAACGTGATTTCTCCGTTGGAACCAACCGCCGCAGTTCCGGTGATTCTCTCGCCGCCCGGCGTTACAGTAAGCGGCATACCTACGAAGCCGCCACCTTCGCCGCCAAGACCTGTCGCCTCGATTGCAGCGCCCTTGTATCTCTCTGCAAAAACAGCCGTTTTCTTCGTGCCTGCGTAATGATGCACGATAAGAATGTCCTGATTTGCAAGAGCCGCCGCATTCTGTTCCTTAACGGCAAGATTCCAAATATGCGTAAGCGCAACATCTCCAGCATCGAGTTCGCACGGCTCAAAGTCTTGCGTGATGATGGGCTTTTTCATCGTGGTTCTGGTCGTGCCGAGGATGTCCTTGTTGGAATCCTTCTGCCAGTCGTATTCCATGCTGGAATCCGTTACGCGCGTCCCAAGCGGCGACCATACGGCGGCGGAATCAGCGCCCGTATTCACACAAAGAATCAACAGTTCTCTGTCTACAGGCTGCCCAGCAACGGTGTTAAAGGTCATATTTTCTGCCATAGTTAAATCACCTCATATTTCATCTTCATTAAGATTTGATGGTCTTCCGAACCGTCCTTGTATGGGTAAAGTAACGCCGCGCGGCTGGATACATCCATGCGCCGGACGCGGATTCCATCGCCCAAAGACGGATAATTCTGCATCGCCCAGTCTCCGAATCGATTCAGCACTGCGTCCGCTTTCAGGCGCTTGTCGTTGCTGCTGCCTGGGAAGATACGGGCGATAATTTTGAACTGGTATTCTGCTTCATGCCCGCCCAAGATGTATTTCTGTGTGATGTATGTGCCTGGAATCACGGACAGAGCCACGCTTGCGGAATCAGCGGCGAGAAACTCATAATTGATGGTTGCAGCCGGGAGATCGTCATCCGAAAACGAGTTTACCCAGACCATCATTTTTCTGGATATGTCCTGTTCTTCCTCTGAAGAAACAAGCTTTTTTTCTTTTTCAGAGCCCATTTTTCACCGCCTTATCTGCAACTCGAATCCATTTGTCAAGGTTCTCAGCCTTTGAAGCCTCGAACCAGTGTGATTGTGCCTGCGCGTGTCCGGAGGTCGTAAACACAAGATTTTTGTCTGTCAGAACCTTCGTCCCGCCCTTCGGTGCGTATGTGCTGCCCGTCTCCGGGTCAACCATGACTTTTCCGTAATACAGAAATCTTGCATACGGTCCCGGATAGATGATCGCATTACCGTCCACCTGTGTTCTCTGGTCGAGAGAGCCCGTCAGGAACGGCACATACGGGCTTGTGTCCTTTTCTACCTGTACAGCAACAATGTGTTCGGCTTTTGTACAAGCACGTGCTATAGCCTCCTGAAGCTCTTCAAAGCCATCGGTTTTCACACTGAATTTCAGCATTACGTGCCTCCGACCTGCCAGTGCTGCATAGAAGGACTGCCGAAGTCCTTCATGTCCACCTTTGTCACTTTGTACACATCGTCGTAAAGCATCTCAATCTGTTCTTCCGTCTTGTCCGGTCCGACTACTTCACCTTTCACAAAGAAGGTCGTGCCGCCGTTACCGTCCGTGGATAGCGTCCAGATTTCGCTTTTATCAGTTGAACGCCAGAACTCCTGCGGCCCGACGTAACGCTTCACTGCGCCTGTCATGCCGTCTACGGCTGGCGAGGAAAACGGAATGTACAGATTCACCGCATCTGCTCCTTCAAGCCCGCTCGCGCGGACGTTGGCAGCTTTCGACGCTTGAAGCATTACGCCGCGAATCACTGTGATATAGCGCTTCTGCGTGTCATTGAAATTCTGGTCTTGCTCCTGCGTGACGTTATAAATGGTTACAGTGTGGGGGGCATACATGCTAAACACCTGCCTCTGTAAAGAAGCCCGGTATGGGCTAGGTATTCACGTGCTACGCTTGCAAGGGCGTTCTTCGCCTCGGAAGCCGCTTTCAATGCAGCTACGGAAGAATCACCGCCGCTGCGAAGCGTCCGGGAATAGCCGCCTACAGTCTCACTCTGCAATTCTCCTTCGTCAGATGCAAGCCCGGCGGACACATTTTTTCTGGCAAGCTCCTGTGCCGTGTCGATCAGCATATACTGGTCGACTAAGGCGCAGCAGCACATTTTCACAGCATCCAGCTCCGCAAAATCCTTTACTCGATTTTGCGTGTAGTAGTCAAGGAAGGAACTGGCGCGTGTCGCCAATCTGCAAAAACTATCCGCGTCTACAGTTCCCATGTAAGTATCGCAGTAGTATTCATAATCAGCGTAGATCATCACTCCACCCCTTCCAGAACAGCCAGAATTTCAGCCTTTTTCATGGAACTGTTGACCCCTTCCACCCCGTTTTTCTCAGCATAATCGAGAAGCTGCGCTTTCGTCATGCTGGAAAACGTGGGCGGTTCAGAGGCAGGCGCTCTCAACAGTTCATTTAACCCCCCGCCGAGATCGTGCCGACTACGATGCCGTCCATGCGCTCTGCGAACAGCACCATACCATTGATAACGGTATCGGAGGCGGTCATGTTGGTGTAGTCCGGCTCCTCATGGATGCCGATATAGCCGGTTGCGTCGGTGGTAAAGTCAAACACTTCGCCAAGATCTGCGCCGTTCACGGGGATGTAATACAGAACAAGGTTGTCCTTCGCCGTAGCGTAGATCTTACCCTTCGGAACACTGGAATTGAAGATTACAGTGCCAAGACCGAGGAAGTTCTCCACGTAGGTCATTCCGAAAGCGGTCTGCAAGGTAATGTTCGCCGTTGCGAGGTAGTCTGCCACATCCAGAGGGTTCAGGAAATAAACCGCACCGATCTCGTCATCCTCGAACAGCACCTGGAGCTGCCCCCATGCCTGCGCAAGAGCCGCCTGGAAGGTCGCGCCCGTTGCCGTCCCCGTGCCGGCGGCGAGGAACGTAAAGAAGTCCTTACGGATGCCCTTCTGCACGTCCTTGAGCATTTCGTCGGTGGTCATTTCCACCGCCTGATCGTAGCCGCGGTCGGTGATAGCCTCCGCAGACGTTGCCTTTCTCCACTTCTTGAGCGTGATCTCCTGATAGTTCACAGCCTCGGTCTTGTACTTGCTCAGGGGAATGGTTTCACCTTCCGCCACGGCACCATCTTCCAGCGTGCCGGTAGCCTTGTAGCTCTTGAGCACAGTGCCAGCCTGCTTTGCGATTTTGCGGGTAACGCCAAGAGCCTCCATCAGCTTCTTGATGGAATAGCCGAACATTTCGGTAAATTCGATCTCGCGAACTCGCACAAGATCAGCTTTTTTAATCAGCTTAGGATCAACAGCCATAGTTAATCTTCCTTTCTAAACAAATCCATATTTGCGGCGATTGCAGCGCGCCGCTCCGCTCTGTCAGTGATTTGCATGATCTCGTCTTTCGTCATCGCCTTGCCGCCGTCGTTGAGACGTGCGCCCATGTCCACACGAACAGAAGGCTTGGATACAAGTCCTTTATAAGTTCCTTCGATAAGTGCATCGAGGCTCTTTGTGTCCTTGATTTTCTCCCCGTCCATCTCCAATGCGGTCATTTCCTCGCCGCAGCCGCGCATGGCAAGATCGAGATTTGCGCCTGTGATATTTTTGCTTTCAAAGTAAGCCCGAACAGCCTTTTCCTTTGCCGCCTTGCTTTCCTTTTCTGTGATGCCAGATTTATAAGCCTCGAAGTCCGAGTGTTCCTTTTCGTACTTCTCCTTATATCCGCCATCGCCCGCCGCCTTGAGGTCGTCCAACTGCTTTTGAACGTCGGGCAGTTTCTCCGCATCAGACTTGTACTTGCTGACATCAGCCTTCAAGCCGTCTACGGTATCGGTATGTGCTTCAATGATGGTGTCCACCTGTTCGTCGGTGAGCCCCATGCCTTTCAGTAATTTTCTGGTCAATGCCATTTCTATCTTCCTTTCCTTTGTCCGCAGTTCGTCGCGGCGATAGATTGTATAAAAACCGCAGTGCTTCGCGGGTTTTACCTGTAAATTATTTATAGAAAACTTTTGTTCTTTCTGGTTGCTCCGGCAATCCTGCCGCCTTGCTGAACCTGCTATATTCTGCGTTCAGCCGCCGAAGCTTTATGTTCGCGGCGGTCGCGTCCTCGGAAAGCCCAGCTTCTTTGTATGCGTTTCTAAGCTTTTTCTGCGCGCGGATTTGACGCTCTATGCGGCGCTGCATCTGCGTTGCTTCATATGCAGTGTATTTCTTCCCGTCAAACTCGCAGCCAAGACCATCGTCGATATGCTCGAGCTGTTCGTCTGTGTAAGTTCGCTCCGAAACTCCTGGAACAAACGGGTATTTGTGATGCCTACAGTTTGCGCCTGTCAGACCGTCAACATATCCGTAACCGGTCGTTTCCACAAGGTCATCGTAAAGCCCCAGCGGGTCAGGTTCGCCGCTTTCGCTCTGGTAATAGACTTTCTCTTGCCAGTCCTTATGGCTCGACCACGGCGAAGCACCTGGCTTGTCACGCGCCCCAGAGTGCGCAGACACTTCAAAGTATCGCGTTTCTAGGTATTCTGCGCTTTGGTTCGTGTACTGGTCGCAGATCTGATTCACGCCGGTCATGACAGCTCTCCGAACAGCAACGTCGATGTGGTCGACGTGCCCGCTTTCGTAGCTTACAACTTTTAACCCGCCGCCCGCCAGCTGTTGAATCGCCGACTTAATTGCCTGATTGTAGCTGATCGCCCCGCTCTGAATCTGCATAACAGCAGAATCCAACGCCCACTGATACGCACGAGCGGGCGGAAGCATCGTCCTGCCTTTGTCCACCAAAAATCCCATAGACTGTGTGATGTTATGAAATTCATCAAGCGTCTGCGTTCTGATAGCTTCGATTGTCGCAGCGTTCACCAGAATATCAGGCTGTGTTAGCCCTGCCATGTCGATAACCGATGTGTAATACTTCTGGTTTCTTGCAATAACATCGTCGAAAAGATCCTTGAGCTTCTTCTCGCTAATTCCAGAGGTCTTTCGGATTGCTTTCTCAATCTCCTTCGTGTCGATACCATGCGAACGAAGCGCTCTGATTGCCTGAACAGTCACTTCGTTCAGCTGATCATTCAGCGCAAGCCTACTGCATATCTCATCGAGAAGCGTATCTTCCAAGCCTCGGAATAGTTCGGCAAGTTCTTCTGGAAGTGCGTCTAAAATGGCAGGTGAGAACGGATACTTTTTCACCGTCCATCACCTCACTCTACCTCGTTCTCCGGCTCTTTAACAATGTCCTGCGCCTTTGGCAACGCCGCCTTTGCGGTCGCCTCGTCCTCGTTCATCCACTTCATGCGGAACTCCCAGTCATTCATAATGCCTGCGCTGAGAAGCTGCATGTCGCGTAGGAAGTCCGTCTGCTTGTCCTCAATGATTGAATCGTCAAAGTCTACGGAAATCTGTACTTCCTCATTCAGCCCAGCTTCCATGTACCTGTTCCCCATGCGGAGCAACGTCCTGCAAAGCTCTGTGATTGCCTGTTCAAGCAAAATCTCATGCTTCTTGATCGTCCGGAACATGGTGCTGTTCTCGCTGATAACCTGCGTCGCTGTAGCAATACTTCCCTGATCGAACTTGTAATGATTTTCACCGAAGCCGCACTTGCTGGACAGGATATTCAACATATCCTGCATACCGGTGTTGAACTCCTCGGTACGAAGCGTCATGTCAACAGACTGCAAGATGTTCCCGTTGTTCGCCCTGTCTTCTGGGAGGACGTAATACACAGTCTCACGCTTATCAAAGACCGGTCTGCCGTTCACGTCCCGAGTTGCTTCTGGCTGCACCACAATGCGCTTTTTACCAAGCACAAATTCATTCACGTAGCTGTCATACGTTATATCAACGCTCTTGAGCTGGTCGATGGCATATGCAAACACAGCCACACCAAGCGGGTTATTTTCATCGGAGTTCGCGATATTCAGCCTGTCAATGGCAAACTGAGGCTTGTCGCTTCCTGTGTGTACAACAGGTGGGATTGTTTCAAAGCCCTTTACACTGGTCAGAGGGACTTCTTCGGAATCATACAAATGGTTCTCGATGTCGTACTCGCCGCCGTTCAGCCTGTGAACTTGAATGTATGTGTACTCTGTATCGTCAACCTTTTTTGTAGAGGCGAACGCACACTCCCTGATGATTCCATTGTCCCATGTCAGTGGATAAATGTTCGTCGCGCTGACATAGTTGATACGAATGCGCCCAGAATCAACAATTTCGGAGGTGTCCGGATTGATGGACATTCCCTCAATGACCGGAACATACGCGATCGTTCCAAGCGCTGCCTTTCGCTCCTGCGATTCGTTCGCCTTGACCTCCCAGTTGTTTTCCGAGAGAATCGTGTCTACGAACTCCTGCTCCTTCTTCCCCTCAAGCGTGATGTTTACCCGCTCGTTCATCAGAAGGTTTGCCCAGTCCTCGCATACCTTTTTCGCCATGCTTACGGAATATCTGTGGCATTCCAATTCTTCAATGCCATTCCATACCGTGTAACTGTGGAAATCCTCAACATTCCCTTTGTACCAGTCTCCCCACACTCCGATCAGCTTGTAGAAATCAAGATCAACGGTATCGAATCCAAGCTCCTTTAATGCTCTGCGTATGTTCACTCTTTCACCGTCCTATCATATGCCCGGCGCGTTCCAGGTCTTTGTAATAAGGCTCTATGCTGTACTCAAACGCATCGAGGCTGTCAATATCGGATGTTCCATCGTCAAGGCGCTCGTCCTCGAACTCATCCGGGTCATAAATTGCTGATTGAAACGCATCGATCAACTGTGGGCAGTTCCGCGAAACCTTGAGCCTGCCTTGCTTCATCAGGAGCACGACAAGCCGTATTCTGTCTGTGATCTGCATTTTCAGCGCGTTCTTGACTTGTGTCCCAAGATTCTGCTTCTGTGCAGTATGATCTAGCCCACGAATCAAAACCGTTTCCGCGCTGTCTGCCCGCGTCTGGCTGTAGCCGTATTTCGATGTTATCAGCTTGCAAAACGTAGCAAACCGCCTGTTCAGTGCGTCAGGGTCGATTTCTTCGTTCTTGATGTATTCCTCTTCCAGCGCGACCACGCGATAGTCTTTTGTAATTCCAGTCGCTTGAAACTTCGTTGCAGACTTCGTGCCGCCGAAGTCAACGCCGATGGAAATAACGGAGAACTTTGTATCGTTTTCTTCCGCCCATTTGAGAGGGTCATCAATCAGATACTTTTCTGTGTCGTTGGCAAAGTCCTTGTAAACAATACCCTCCGCAGCTACCCACAGCCCACGCACATAGCGGTCGTAAAATATCCCGGCGTACATGTTTTCATAGCGCTCAAGCGTCCTTTCGCTCAAGCCGGGGTTATCCCGCATCTCGAAATGTAGGTAAAGCGTGTTCCGTTCTCTGTGCCGCTTAATCCACTCCTGGTAGAACCAGTGGTGCGGACTGCCAGGGTTACAAGAGAACCACAGCTTCGCGCCGTCCACAGAGCATCGTGCAAGCGCCTGCTCCACAAAAGAGCGGGGCATAAGTACCACTTCGTCCAGCAGCACGCCTGCCAGCGTTCGACCCTGAATCAACGTGTAACTCGCTTCGTCCTTGCCGCCGAAAACTTCAAAATAGTTCGTCACAGCACCGCGCCGCACTTCCATGACCTTATCGCCGCGCCGCCATCGGACAATATAGCGCTCCTTCGCGAGGCTCATCGCCGTAAACGGTACAATGATGTTCTTTGTGCAGCTGTCCACAGTTCGCCCGCATACACCAAAGCGCTGCCCGCTGAAATTCTCCATCGCCCATCGTACAAACGCCCATATCATGATAGAGGTCTTTCCGGAACGCACAGCACCGTCACAAATCAGCGCATCATACTTGGAATATGGGAAAGCAAGGATTTTCTGTTGCTTTGGGCTAATCATCGCTCTCCAACCCTTCTGCCATTTCACGCAGGCTTACGCTCAGAGCGTCCTCCTGTGCATTATCTGTCGGCAAGCCAAGCTCCACAACCTCTCGCTGACCGAGGTACTGTTTCCCGAGCCAGATAGCCATAGACGCGTTCTTTTCGGCGAGCCTCCATTGCATTCTTCTCAGTGATATTTTCCCTTTACCCCTCTTTTTTGCGAATACTTCGGAGAAATGCTCCCCATAAGTTCTCTTACACCATCCGTCTAAGGTTTTATCGCTTACATCAAGCGCGTCGCAGATTTCCAGAAGGGTACATTGAAGCCCGCACAGTGCCTCGAACTGCTTCTGATCTATTTCCTTTTTTGGTCGTGCCATACGCGCCCTCCTTTCTCCTCTGGCGTTTGATAAACTTTTCCATGTCCCGCTTCAAATACGGGCTGGTTGTTTTGTCAATAATTCCCTGCGCTTCTTCAATCGTCACTCAGAAGCACCGCCTTATCCCCTGTGAACTTCTCCCAACGATCAATGATTACATCGGCATACTTTGGGTCAAACTCCATGCAATACGCATGTCTCCCGTTCTGCTCCGCTGCCATGATCGTTGTGCCAGAGCCAGCGAACAGGTCAAGCACATTCTCTCCCGGCTTGCTAGAACACTGCATCTGGTAATCAAACAGCTTAATCGGCTTCATGGTCGGATGCTCCGCAGACTTTACCGGCTTATCAAAATTCAGAACAGTAGTCTGTCTGCGGTTCTTGAAGAAATAGTGCTTCTTGCCTTCCGTCCATCCGTAAAGGCACGGTTCATGCCCTTCCTCTTCGATTTCGCTCTCGCCATAGAGGCAAGGTTCATGCTTCCACTGGAAGTCTTGTCTACCCATTACAAGGGAGTTTTTTACCCAGATCAGGCACTGTCTGACGCGCAGCATCGCGTCTTTACACGCACCGCGAAAGTTATACCCTTCACTGTCTGCGTGCCAGATGTAGAACGGTGCACCCGGTTTCATGACCATTGCTGCATTAGAAAACGCATCCGTCAAAAATCGCCTGAATGCTGTATCTTCCATGTTGTCGTTTTTGATTTTACCGGCGGCGCCCTGATAGTCCACATTGTACGGCGGGTCCGTGAGAAGCAAGTCCATCTGTGCCCCCCCTACGAGCTTCTGTACGTCTGTCAAAGACGTGCTGTCCCCGCACATAAGGTGATGATCTCCAAGCTGATATACATCGCCAAGTCTGCTCTTAGGCTCTGCCGGAAGAACAGGATCATAATCATCCTCCACAACGGAATCGTTCAGCTCGTCGCGAAGTCCCCAGTCAAAGTCAAAAGCCGACAGGTCAAGCCCCGGCAGTTCGACCGACAGCAGGTCAAAGTCCCAGTCGCTCTCGTTGCTTTTGTTATCTACCAGCCGCAGGGCGTTCACTTGCTCCTGTGTCAGATCATCTACACAGACGCACGGCACTTCTTCCATGCCCAGCTTCTTTGCCGCCAGAGCGCGGCAATGACCGATTACAATCACACCGTCCCGATCAACTACAATCGGCTGAACAAAGCCGTACTGCCTGATGCTCTCCGCAACGTTGTTGATCTGCCGTTTATCGTGTTTCTTTGCATTCTTCCCATAAGGCGTAATGCTATCTAATTTCAAACTCTTTACTTCCATTTCATCCCTCCTTATTCACCCTTCCAATCTTCCTTTTCACGCCCCACCGGATTGCGGTTTCCGGTGGAGCTAAGAAAAAGGAGGTTCCGCAGTACGCTGCGTAGCCGTAAGAAGGATGAAAGCGCAGAGAATATACCTCTACGCTTCCATTTTACCGTATTTTTAGGTCTATTTTGAAAATATACTTTCAAAAACTATTACTTTTCGTTCCCAGTAAGATAATCAAGCGATACGTCGAATATTTCAGAAAAGCATAGTAACACAGACAATGTGGGTTCCGCTTCTCCGCGCTCGTACATTCCTACCATCGGTCTTGACAAACCGCATCGCTCGCTTAGAACGTATCGTTTTATTCTTTTTCGTTCCCTCAGTTTTCTCAGCCTTTCTGGGAACGCGCTTGCCTTGTCCTCCGTTTGCATCAACCTCCTATCTGCCAGAACTCCCGAACCCATTGTCCCCGCGTTCCGTCTTCTCGAGCGAGCTGACCACTTCCAGCTCCGGAAGGATGCAGGGCAGTATAACAAGCTGCGAGATCTTGTCGCCCCTACAGACCTTGTAGGGCTTGCTTCCGTGGTTGTAGAGCTTGACCATGATGCTTCCGGTGTAGCCGACGTCGATGACCCCTTCGCTTGTAATTCCGTGCTTGACGTTCAGACCGCTTTTGCTCTTGAGAAATCCCACGGTGTTTTTCGGCAGCTGGACATGCACGCCGGTATCAAACAGCCTGCTTTCTCCGGGGGAAACCCAAACATCGTAGTCCGCAGAATGCAGATCAAGCCCCGCGTCGTATTCATGCGCCCTTGTGGGCATGATCGCCCACGGTTCCAAAACAATTTTCATTTGTCCCACCAATCCTTGATCGTATCGTTCCGTTCGAAAAACGGCTGGAAGAACGGACCGCAGAGCTTCTTGAGGCTCGAGTCCAGCCGGTGAATTGCATCGTCGGATTCCTTCTTGCCCAGCCATGCCACGCCGTACTCTGTGTCCAGCTGCTCCATTTTGTCCAGAAGTTCCTTTGCCTTCGCCGGGCTTTTGAGCATGCCCAGTTCATGCGCCGCCACAAAGAAAAGATCCGTCACCTTCTGCTTTCCAGCTTCCATACCGGCGGCAAAATATGCCTTGTTGCTTCTGCGAATACGCTTTGCCAGATCGTTCATTGTGCTCATAGCTCCCCCCTCTCACAAGAAAACAGTTTCATCGGTGACTTGTCCATTGTCTGTGATTTCTACTTCCATTTCGTCAGATAATTTCACGCGGATTTCTGCCCGCTTTGCACGAAATGGCGCAAATGGCGAGTTATAGCAGTCGCATACAATGTAGTCTCCATCAAAACGGAACGTGTTTTTGTGGCAGTCCTTGTACTCTGCATTCCTGTTGCAGGTTGAAAGCTTTGCCCATTGTCCCTTCCAGTCCGGAGCTTTGATTTTGTAATCAGGACACGCTTCCTGGAATGCTGCATACTTTTCCGGGAATAAACACCGTAGCTGATGCAAAAACATCGGAACGGTTTTGTCCTGATAATCCCGAATGACGCCGCCCGTCATTGCTCGTGGGATAAAATCGCAAATTCTCTTGATGTTTTCAGGCGTGAGTTTATCGGCGCTTATGTACAGTTTGTTTGTGCTAAAATGCGGGTCATCGCAACGGATTCCCCCGCCGAATTCCTCCAACCATATATAAGAAACGGTGAGAAAAGCGTCTTCTCCTATGCGTGTAATCAAATTGGTTGATGGATATTGCAATTTCCCATAAGCTGGATTTGTTCTGGCTTCTTTCTGAACCCGTAAAAATGCCTTTGACCGTTTTGTTCCACCATCCACAATTGTAATCTCACCGTTGGGGCATCTGACGCCAAATAGTGTTGTTACGCAAAAACACCTTCCATTTTTATAGGCAGAGCATTCCTCGGCGCGGTTACAGCGGATGTATTCCGCGCTTAACCTACAATCCCTGCTACCATCTCCGTATAAACGCGCGCAAATGCAGTTATCGTTCACAGTTTAATCCCCCTTATGTACTTATCGAAATACGTTGTTGCTACAGCCATCGCCGCCCACATATCTTTTGCAAACTTCGTACCGTTCACGTAAAAGAAACCGGGATTTTTTTTCGTGCCTACAACGCCGTATCGATCAATCAAGGCTTGCCGGATGTTTTTATCTTTCGCGCTCAAGCAGCCGCACAGGTACAGCTTTTCTTCTCTCCTGTATATCCTTTTCGGCTCATATCCGCCAGACCTCAACGCAATTTCCCAGAATCGACCGACCCAAACGCAGGTGTCGAACACTTCCTGTCCTACTGTTTGCCCCATCCCCTGCACCATCTCGATTGCAACGTCTATGCAGTTTGCATAAAGCTTCCGGTCAAGCATATCTGTGACTGCCGGGTTCTCGATTTTCCCGACCTCCAGCACGCGGCGAATTTCTTCTCCATCATGCTCTACGAGGACATACCCTGATTCTAAATTCCCGGGGTCAATTGCCAGAATCGTTCCCACGTTTCGCCTTCACTTTCCAAAACAGTTCGTTGTAAGTGTTATACCGCTTCTGAATGTCCGTGCTTGCAATGTCCGGGTGAAATTTCAGCCACCATTCGTACATCCCGCATGTCTGCATTTCCGGGCAGCCGCACCGATAAACGCAGTTTGGCACGAGCACGTCCGAAATCTCAGGCTGCACCTCATGCAGCGCCGCTTTGAAATCCTCGGCATACGCGCGCGTCTCCGAGTCTGCCTGGCTGCATAACCGCTTGCGCATGGAATCGATCAGGGCTTGTACGTTCGCTTCCCCCTCGAAGATCACTGGTGCGTCCTGCGGGAGCTTATCCCTCGGCGTTCCGGTTCGGTCTGTTCTCTGCGTAGAGATAAAGCACTCCCATTTGTGCCTTGACCAGTGCGTCGCAATCCAGCTCTTAATGCCCTGCCAGACCCACGACACCGAGATACGCCGAATCGGCGAGTGTTCGGCAATTAAAATCCGGCGCTTAAAGTCCTCGCTCGGCTCATGCCCAAGAGGACCTTTGCCGGAGGTTGCGCGGCAGGTGTCCACGACCTCCTGCCAGTCGCCCTTGATGTTTGTAATGTGTGTGTTCATTCTTCCCTCCGTTCTCCGTAGCTGCAAAAATCATCCAGACTTGGCTGAACCATGCCGTGCTTCTCCCTGCAGATCACAACCCCATTTGCAACCGTTCGCAACTTATGCTTGCAGTCCTTGCAACGCACCACCTCCGCAACGTCGGCGGCAGGTTGCCGGAGCAAGAGCGTTTTCACCCGCTGCGGTGTCCAGTTCGGGTTTTCTGCATTGCATCGTTCAAAATCTTCCAGCGCAGTTTTGCGCTTGATGTAATCAGTCATCGTTTACCCTCCTGTTCCACGCAGCCGCGGTTTCTATCCTTGTCATAACAGGATTTGTGGCGATAAACGCCCCTCCGCACTGTTTACACTTTATCGTACAGGTTGTGCCCAAAAACGCTGCCTCTCCGCCGCAAAACGGGCACGGTTTCAATTCATCCATCTTCTCTTGCCTCCACATCCAATTCGCAGAACGTGCCTTGCCAATGTGGGCAATCCTTATACGGAACCTCGCACCAGCCGTATCCGTATGGGCAACGATAATCAGCCATCGTCCCGCACCTCCACGCCAGCCTCGTCCAGCAGGTCAGAAAGATCGGTGTCCACGCTGCTACCAATAAAATCGCCATTTTCGTCGTAGTGGTTGTACTCCGTGGTCGGCCGGGATTCTATCCCTGCAAACTCTTTTAAAAGTCTCAGATATTCGTCGTTATCGATGAGCTGAGCCTGATAGAGTCGTCTCAACTGCGCTTTGGTTATGTACTTAGCCATCCTTCTTGCCCTCCTCTACACGCGACTTAAGCCATTCTTTGATTTGCATCGCGCACGAACAGCAAAGCTCAATATCAGGTGATTCTTCATGGAACGCGCTTCGCACGTTTACATACGTCGCAGAACTCACGGGGTTTATCTCCGCCCCGCAGCGGTCACATACTCGTTTCGTTGCCATCCTTCTTGCCCTCCATCTGTTCAAAGTAAAACGTGATCGGTTTCTCTTGCTCAATGACATTCCCATAAATGACCCCTACTTTGTAGATGTAGTTTTCTCGGAGCTTTCTGGGAATTTCCGCGATATAGCGCCGGAACGTTTCCAGAGAATTTGCCCGTTTGTAGTGGTTGCACATCCGGCATGCTGGCATGAGGTTTGAAATATCATCTGTTCCGGCTTCTTCAATGCCCCACGCTCGCAGCGGCAGGAAGTGGTCTACCTGCATGTCTCGGATGTCGATAGACCGTCCGCAGTAGGCACAGTGGCCGACATACTTCGCATAGACCGCTTCCCGTTTTTTCTTACTGAAACTCACTTTGCAGCCTCCATTTCCTGCAAAGCCTTCTCGGCTTCTACGCGGCTCAAAAATACGGTCTTGCCGAGGCAGGCATCGGTTCGGAACCCACCGTGCGAAATCGTGCTTTTCAGAAAAACAAACGTCCCTTTTCGGTTCACCTGGATTCGGTACACATGGCAGCCGGTGATCACCCCGTTATGGACCCAATACGCCATATCTCCCACCTTGCACGGCAGAATCAGGACGCGCCCGTCCTTGTCTGCTTTCATCAGCTCCACCATTCGTGAGATGGAGTAATCATAGCCGGAAAGCGTTTCCTCGATTTCCCGAGCCTCTGCGCACGCCTGTGGGGATAATCTAGAATCTTCATATGCTTTGAGCCTTTCCCATACCTGCTTCTGCGTGCAGTTTCCGTCATACGGGCACGGCAACTCGCGGCACTGCGCGATGTCGCAGAAATTGCCCTCAAACGTTAACCGTTCCAAAATTCCATCTCCTTCCCGACGTATTCACAATATGCTTTCTCAAGGCGCGCGCCTGCGCTGTCCTTCGCGTCCGGCAGGAAAACAACCGCGTCCGCCACGTCGATCATCGCCATACAAATGCGCATATAGTCCGCAGCCTCCATCCCCTCCGGCAGCTCCGCCGGATTCAGCACGATGTTCCCACACATCCGCAACCCCACTGCCGCCCTTTGAAATTTCGCCTGACACCCCTGATCGCCCGTGATTTTACCGGCGATGTAAATCTTCATGCTTTTCCATCCTTTCCCGGCAGCGGCACCATATGGCATTTATCTGCCGCAAATTCTGCGACATAGAGCAGCGCAGTGCAGGCAAGCAGGATGTCGGCCATGAGCTCTTGCGCATCTTGCTCTCCAAGCCCATCGAAATTTTTCTTCCGCAGGTACTCTGCGTACATAGCGCCAAGCTTTTGGATATTCTCCGCGGCTTCCTGGTACCGTTCTTTCGGCACCGTATACCCAAATCCTACCTTTTTGATTTTGCTCATGCCTTTTCTCCT